TTAATAACCATCCGATCCCACGGCGTGGGGCATGGATGGGGCAAACTCACTCAATTTCTGGTTGAGGATGAGTACCTGGTCCTGGTTATTTTCAGCCATCCAGGATCCGTACACCCGGTAAACCATTTGCGCGTCGGTGTGGCCCATTTGCTTCGCGATGAAGTTAGGGTTGGCGCCGGCAGCTAACGACCAGCATGCATACGTATGTCGGGACTGGTATGCTCTGCGATAACGAATCCCGGCGCGTCGCATTGCCGCTTCCCACGACTGGTTAATCGATCCCACTGCGTAATGATGCCCGGCACGGCCATTACGTGATGCGATCTGCGGGTTGAACACGAACGTGCATGGATGCACATCGGTACGGCCATATTCGCGCAGTTTCACCTCAACCTGATACTGCTTACCCAGGCGAGTTAACTCGGCCTGGCTCTTCAGCACGTCAATCGCCGGCTGAATGAGGTTGATGATACGGTCCGTCCCGGCCTCTGTTTTCGGAAGGGTGAACTCCTTCGTTAACGTGTGGTTCCGGCGGATCATCATCGTACCCGCTTTCAGGTCGATATCTTCCCAGGCCAGCGACACAAGTTCTCCGTGGCGCACGCCGGTGTAGACGGCAAGAGACCACATGTTTTTCAGTTGCTGGTGGGCGCAGGCGTTAATCAACCTGACAAACTCATCGCGCGTCAGCGGGTCAGGCTCGCATCGTGACCGCTTAAGCATGGCGATCCCGGTGAACGGATTCACCCGTACATAACCGCTATCAGCGGCAAACTTAAACATCCCGCCCATGGTCTTCATGTAGTTGTTGACCGTCCTGACTGAGCGACCCTTAACCGGCGTTTTCTGCCCGACTTTCAGCGTGTGATAACCGGTCAGCAATTCCTTCCTGATAAACAGCAGATCTTCCTGCGTTACCGCAGATACCAGCCTGTCCCCACCAATCCTGGGCACCATGTTGCGCGCTATAGATGCATAGCGTGACATCGCGTTGGTGCTGATCTCCATACGCTTCAGTTCAAGCCACTTGTTCGCCAGCTCCAGCACGGTGATTTCCTTGCTCTCCACCCCAAACCTTTTCAGGTTAGGCGAGTCTGGGAATTGCGCTGCATAGTTGAAGTTGCCGGTCTTAATCGAAAAGCACACCGACGCGCGCAGCTCGCCAGCGACCTTTCTGTTTTTTGGTGTATCCGGCACGCCGAGGCTTTCACGCACCCGGCTGCCTTTATAGATGAACCATATGCGGAGCGTACCGCCATGGTTTTCCACGCCTGTTGGGTATGCTGACTTAGCCATTATTCCCTCCTGACGTCCAAGAGCCCGCTAAGCATAAACGGATCTTCATTGGCGCGCACCCGGCTGTTTCTTTTTGAGGCTTTCAACCCACTGATCGATGGCTTTGTGGTTATACAAGCACTCGCTGTTTTCCTTTGGGATGCTGTCAGGCGACATGTGGACGTACTCCCTTCCACACAGCCAACTTTTCTTGCGGGCCCGCGCTATCGTTCCCGGGCGAAGCCCTGTCATTTTCACAAGCAGGTCTTCTGTCACCCACTCGCTGGGCACGATTTGAATGATTTCGCTCATGATCGCTCCTATGACATCGTTTTATAAAACTGCGGACCGTCTGGCGTGGCCGCGCGTAATTCGTTTTCCGGATGCACTGAATAATTTCGGTCGTCCCACCGCACCCAGAACTGCGGATGGTCGCCGTCCGGGTCCTGAAGGCTATCCACTACGCCATTAATACCGCCGGCCTTCTTCTGGACTAATGCGCCAACATTAAAAGCAGCCATTGCACACCTTCCGGTTCGTGAAGAAATGAGATGAAAGCGCCCAGCGCCATAAGTGCGGCGATGAGCCAGGTCATGGGGTTTAATTGCATGATTAACTCCCAAAAGAAAACCCGCTCAGTGGCGGGTTCTATTTAGGTGAGGCAGGGATGTGGCGAACGGTCTATTCGGGCATTAAAGCGAGGAAATCTTTTTTATAAAGTTCTTTCAATTCAGACATAACCTCGGCAGAGGCCATTTCATGGGTAAGCAAAGTTCTGCCCAGACGTTTCTCAGCATCCTGCTGAAAATCTGAAAAACTCCCGATCAATACCCCAGTGTAGCCAGTTAGGATGGTGCACTGCTGTTGTGTCAGTTTCATCTAATTCCTCCTTTATGATGTCGGTATTCTATCGCACTAAGTTTTCGCACCCAATAGCCAGCTCATAACTGGCTATCAGTTGCGTCATGGTTTGATGTGAAGGCGCGGCTCGCCGTCTTTCGGCTCCGGCCACTGGCGAGCCATATTCACCTTCAGCTTTTCTTCAAGCGCCGCGGTGATTTGCTCATCGGTGATACCGGCGCGCCGCTGTGCGTCCCACAGCAGGAACTGCATATCAGCCCATTCGCTGAGGTCGCAGGGATCGGCAGCAGCTTCCAGCGCCTCTTTCGACAGATGCTTCAGCGGCCCGACGGGGCCGACGTTGCCGAAGGTCTTTTCTGACCATTCAGCGTGGCGCCGCCGGATCAGGTTTCTGGTGAACTGCGATTTCTTCGATTCGTAAAATTTCACGCTCTCTCCTCACGCCGCACGCTGGGCGCGCAGCTTCTTCAGGTGTTCTGCTGTTTCTATTTCTTCGGCGATCCGCTCGGCCAGTGCTTTGGTCAGCGGTTCAAATTCGTGCTGAAAGCGGCCCATGCTGGCGATGCAGGTGCGACCGTTGCGGATGTAGTGGACTACTTCGTGGGTAGCGCGGAGTATTTTGCAGGGCGCGCCGTGGGGATCGGCGTACCAGGTATTAGGCTGGATTATCCTGAACATTGGCTGAATCCTGTAGAGTAAGGAATACGACCATCGCTGCTCTAAGTGGGTTGGCGTGAACATGCCCATCGCCGGAATAAATCATCTGAACATCGTCGCCAGTGGTCCCATCAACCGCGGTATCATCAGGAACGCAAAGCCACTCGTTGTCCGCATTGATCAGGCTTAGCTTGTGACCAACAATGATCGGCCATGCGTCAGCTACGTTGTTGCACGGGTCGAAGAAGAATTTGTTACCTGATTTATTCTTTGGCTTCTCGAATTCATATCGGCGCTCATCGCTCATGAAAATATCAGGAACGACTTCTTTGCAGCCTAATGCGAATGCCACAAGCTTATTAATATCTTTGTCAGTCAACTTGCTGTAATCCATCATATCCCCCTCTGCTTATTCTTCAGTTCGATAACAGATTGGCAATCCGCGCACGTCTGGCAGCCGGGCACGGCAGCGCGCCGCGGCTCGGGGATCGGTTCGTCGCATTCTTCACAACGTTCAGCTGATACAGCGTTGCGGTTGATCCGGTGAGCGGAAAGGGCGGCGTTACGCTGAAGCTCTTCAATCTCAGCTGCTGTGTCGATGATATCCAAGATTCACTCCTTAAAGTCTTCACCAGCCTTTTTCCCGGCTTTCCATGCCAGCCAGATAAGCGCTGTTACATCGTCTGAGGGTGCATCTTCTACACACCATCCAGTTTCTTTTTCGTACCAGTCTTTAAATTCCTGTGTCATTTCGTCCATAGTTATTCCTCGAAGAGTCGATTAATGCGGTTGAAGGTGAAGGCCAGCAATAAAAAAGGCCGCTTTAGCGACCTGTTGATGTGCGATTTCATGGCTGTATCCACCCTTTACCTTTGACGTGCTGAATAACGCCAAGCTTCCTGAGCGACTGGAGCCGGCGGTCAAGAATGCGGAAGACGTCCATCGGGTGCTTTCCTTCTGCTTCAGCAATGACGAGGCACTCCTGTCTGACGGAAGGGCTAAATAGCTCCGAAAACGAGGTTGGCTGAGCACCAATAGCGCTTAACACCTCACTATCCAGTTTTGCGTATTTGGTCACGATTCAACTCCGAAGCGGCGATTAAGCCGACCTGTGTATACGACGAACTCCAGGAGGCTAACTCCCAGAGCTTCAATTTTCTTGTGATGCTTGTTGATGATGGGAGGCACCGTTTCGTTCCAGTTAGGTTTTGGCTTCTTGCGCATGGCCTGCTGGATTTCCTCGGTGCAGCGGCGGCATGCGGTGCGGATGGCGTTTTCATTTGCTGGCGTTATGCGGCCTCCCGGCGGGCGAGAAGTTTCGCCCCGAAAGCCATCAGCTCGTCCCGGTCCACAGTTGCGAAGTGGCAGTGTGTACGCGGATACGGTCGCCAGATGATGAGCATACTGCCTTTGTTATTTCCCGAGACCGGCTTACCGGTGACCGGGTTGATAAAAGCCAGCCGCCCGGCGGTGATAAAGCGAACTTCGCTGGCGGTCTGGATAGCCTCCTTAAACCAGCCAACCGATGTGTCTGCCGGAACCAGCATGACCGTGCCGATCTGATTGTTGCTCTCGGCGGCAGCCTTCTTCACAAACGGCGTGATGTCGCTGTATGGCGGGTTCAGCCAGACGTAGCCTGGCACATTCAGGTAATCAGCCCACGGCGTTTCCAGCGTGTTCTGCTCGGAGGTGATGAACTTCCGGCACAGTGCGTTATGCGGAGCCGCGGCGGCATCCAACTGGAAGCAGAACTCAGCATCAAGAGAAGCGAAGAGGGCTGGTGGAGTACGCCAGAGGTCGCGCTGATCTGCTGGAGTATGGCTTCCTCCATATCCAGTGCGGATCGAAACTTGGCTTTCTTCTTCCTCGGGCTCCTCTACCTCTGGCTCTGGGTTATCATCCACTTCACACGTCAGGGCTTCGCAGCTTTCAGTGCATGAATTAGGGTCATATCCGCCGCCTCCTTTTATTGTTGCTGCAATATCTTCGCGTGAACTGTCAGAGAACATTGCGATCACGCTCTCCAGAGAATTGTTGCCGCGATACATGATTTTGTTTTCTTGCTGGCGTCGTTCCACAACCCTTACTGACGGGTCGGTAATAAGATTCCAGAAGTCAGCGGCGAGCTCAGGCTCGTCGCGTGCGGCGAGGGCGACCTTGTTTATCCCTTTTTTGATACAGAAAACACAGTTACCCAGGTGTTCTGGAATGCCTAGGTCAAATGGCTGATCCTTCCACCAGTCGAGAATGTCCTGCTTTTCGAAATCGCTTACATCTGCCAGATAACTAACGCCTTCTCGAGGCTTTAGCCTGCGCTGCTCGTCAACCCGAATACCAATCCATGTGTGATACTGGCCGAATGTTTCCCGGCAATATCTTTCGAAAACTTCCATTTTCATGGTCCGGGTGCAGAACGCGCCGTGGACGTATGGGGTGCCGTACTTTTCGCAGACATCTTTCCATGGCTGAAGATCAGGGCCGATATCATCAAGCGGTACCACCGAGTAACTGTTTGCCTTACCCAGTTCAGGGTTAACCTTTACACGGAGGCAGATCAGGTTAATCGACCATTCGCGCGCCAGCTTCTTGATGAACTCGTAGGTCCCTCTGTGCTCTGCCCCTGTGTCCATGTAGACATAGTGAACCTCTTCGCCAGACAGTCTCCTTTGCTCCATTAAATGGACGAGATAGGCCGAGGTTCTGCCGCCAGAGAAACTGACAACTTGAGGTATGCTCAT